TCATTGTAGTTGTATAACTTCTGTGGCTTGCTTCGTAATTCATTATTGAGAATTACCTGCTGTGTGCGCTCTCTAATTATCAATACCAATGATAAGTAGTGAGGTGAATAGATGTAATGAAATCCGCTTGGCATTTGTGAAGGTTCTGCTGCCAGTAAAAATTTAGGCATTTTTAATTCGAAAAGTTTGCTGTTATCCATATTATTTTGTATGTTTGCCCCTCATTTCTAAGGGTGTTAAATCGTTAGAATTGTTTTAATTTTACAAGTAAGCCCCTAATGTAGTGTTAGGGGCTTTTTTTTATCTTATAACTCTGTATGTTGGTAAAAAGCTACGACTGCCACCTACTTTGAATTTACTAACCATTTCACCGAAATAGTTTATTGGCTCATTAAGTGTAATTGTGGTAACATTGCGCCCATTGTTATCGTACTGGTGTGCGTTATAACCTACAGACATCTTAGGTAACTGCCATACCCCCCAATTCATAGAGTTAAGATACTTCAATATTCTACTGAGGTTATTTACATTAGCCTCGAATACCTTACCCTCTTTAATTTCATTTTCGAGAGTGCGAAAATCAGCTTCTAAATCTTGCTTTTCTTTCTCATTCTGAATTTTCTTTGCTTCGTGTTTTCTCTTGCAGAAATTGCAGAATTTAGTGTACGCTTCTTTTAGATTTTCGTTGGTAATTTCACCCGCTACATCGATGAATGTTACAAAATATGGGGTTTCGGTAAAATTTTTCGTATCTACCTTTTCAAAAGGTACTTGATTAACTTGTGGGTAACCCTGCTCTTTCTTTTGAAAAGTAGCATTATCAGCTACGATGTAAGTGTAGCGTTTTGTGGTGTAAAAATCTAATTTCATAGTTCTAAATGTTTAAATTGTTATTACTTGTTTTAATTTTACGTTGCAAAGATACGGTAACTATTTTAATTACGCAAGCATTTTGCTTGTTTTTTATTGTTTTATTTTGTTTAAAATATAACAACTGCTTGTAAGAGTGTGTTTGTCAGTTACACTGGTGATATATGTTTTTGCAGCTTTATCAAAGTAGGTACTGATAATATAGCGGTCGTTTATGGTGTCGTGTAGTGCTTTCATTTGCTTTTGAGGTTTTAAAGGTTAAATATAGATTTTTCTAACAAGCCCTTTACCATAGGCATTCACATATGAAGAACCAGCACTTTTTGACCAGTATTCATAATGAGATTTTTTTTCTTCAAGTTCAGCTTGTGCAAGGGCTTCAGTTTTGAAGGTTTTGCTTAACTTATTGTAGCCACTAATAATAGCGTACCCGCCTCTTACTTTGGCTACTTTTAGAGTTATATCAAAGTTGATTTCTGATAGTGTTTTAATGGTTGTCATAGTGTTATGTATTTAAAAGGTTATTACTGATATTTTGAGCCTTTTTGTGCCTTGCTCAGGGCGTTGTGGTTAGTAAAGGTAGCGTGATTGTCTTTTTAGTTCTTCTTCGTTTCGAGGGTATTCTACAAATACAAAAGTATTACCGCCGCTTAGTATTTCACCAGTTGCTTCATCATAGTGTATTTTTTCAAACTTTTCAGCAACTTTTTTCACCTCTTTCACTTGTTCTGTATTAGGTACAAATTTAAGTGTTACGTTAATGCTACCACCATCGCACCTTACAGATACCTTTTTATTGTTGTAGCCTAATTGTTTTAATTCTTGTCTGATAGTTTTAGCTCTTTCAGTTGTCGGTATATAAGTGTACATAGTAATTTGATTTAAAAGGTTATTAAATTGAGTTTAAAAGCAGTTTAAAGACTTGCTTAGGTCTGTTTTTATTAGTTGTTTAATGAATGTACATCATAACGAGCACAAATGTATTTTGCTTCAAGTTTTTCAAGTGCTTTGGGGGTTACAAAATAAACGCCTTCAGTATATTCTGATTTTTTTATACCACGCCCTTTGAGTTCTAACTTAGTGTGCACTTCATAATTGTTATAACACCACTCAAAAAATATTTGAGGCTCTTGTTGTTTGTTTAATGCTTTCATTTTTATATTGATTTAAAAGGTTATTAAATTGAGTTTAAAAGCAGTTTAAAGACTTGCTTAGGTCTGATTGTTTTACCACGCCCAAAATGAATAATCGTGTGCAAAACCTATCTTTTTTGCCTGCCCTGTAGGTAGAAAGATTACGTTTTTGATAAACTTCACTTTTTTAGGCTCGTAGCAGTTGTAAACATCTGTTAGTTCTTTGCGTGCTTTGCGTTTGAGGCTGTTAGACCATTGTTGTAATTTTGTAGCCATTGTTTTTGTTTTTTTTTAGAATGTTAGACTGTCTTTTATCGTTTTTAGTGCTGCTTTGAACTCTTTTTGAGTACAGGGGGTAAAAGCACCTTGTGCAATTGATAAGTAATAGCCTTTTTTTATTTCTGAAACTATTACTTCATTTTTATCATTGAGAGCAATATAAAAGTAATTACAAATTGCTTTGCTGCCCTCTGATAGTACTTGTACATATACTAATGTATCATTTTCAGTTACTTTTTTGTAAATGTTACCTGCTTTGAGGTCTTTTAATTCTAATGCTTTCATACTATTAATGTGTTTAATGTTATTACTTGTTCTATCATTTTGACGGTGCAAAGGTATATACATTTTACTATACTTGCAAGTTTTTAATGTTAAAGTTTTGTTAAATGTGTAGTTGTTTGTATATACCTTTGAAAAACATTTGTACCTTTGCTGCGGAATGTAATACTTAACATTATGGCACGAAGAAAAGACAAAACATTAAACATTAGAGTATCGGATAGTTTCATTACTCTCCTCAAAGAATTAGCTGACAAAAAAGAAATGTCGCAAGCGAACCTTATTGAGTACCTCGTACGCAAGGATGCTGATAGTATGCAGCTGAAAGAACGTTTTGAACAGGATCAGGTAAAAGAAGGTGAGGAATAAAAAAACTACCGCCCCATAGGTGAGGCGGTAGAAAATTAAAAAAACATAATAAAAAATGAGAAAAATACTATAAAAAAGAATTAAGAACGCTTAGACTTTTTCATTAGGTTTATTAGTACTCTTTCCGAGTTTTTAAAACATTGATTGTACTGTGTGTTTTTATCTGCAAGCGAATGCTGGTGGAGGTAATAGGTTACACTGGTACGGGATACACGTAGATAGTTAGCTAAATCCTCTTGTGTGCAGCGAAAATGCTTCTTTGCTAATCCGCAAAATAGTTTCTTTAAGTCTGATTGGCTAAACTGTTGTGTGTCTGTAACTGTTTCGAGGGCTTTTTTTATCTTATCTAACATAGGATTAGGGTTTAGTGATTAAATTTTCAATTATTTGCTGAAACTCCTCAAAGGTGTAGCATACTGTGTAGGTATGCCCCAGTGCGATGACTTTCTTCTGAAAATCCTTTTGGTTTTGCGTTTGGTGATTGCCTTTGACTTTCATTTCGATATAGAGGCTTTTACCTTGAGGAAGTAGCACCACCAAGTCGGCTACCCCTGATAATACGCCCTCTGCTTTGAGGCGTTGCGCTTCACGAACGTTGCGACTGCCTCCATTAGGAACGGCGTATATAACGAGGTGCGGGTATTGGTATCTAAACCAGCGCACGCAGGCGGTTTGTAGGGTGCTTTCTTGGTGTTTCATAGGGTTTATTTTGTTTCAAATATTTCTTTTAATACTTCAGTAGGATAACTCTTAACGAAGCCGTATTTGGCATCATATTCGTTACCCATAGGTATAGAACGTTGTACGCATATTTTTGCGGCTTTTCTCCCTAATGATATAGCTAACTGCAAGGGTACTCTTTTACCTATGATATTGCTATATCCTGATATGGTAAAATAGTCTTCATTTTTGGTGGTGATTTTAGCTTCTATCTTAGTGAGACGCTCATTTTGCAAGGCTATTTGCTCAGCTTGTGCTTGTTGTGCTTTTTCTAAGGCTATCATTCCTTGTGCTTGAGCCATTAGTATTTCTCCTGCTGTCATTGGTTTGTTTGCTTCCTCAAAACGTTCCAACCACTCTACTACACGCTTGCGAACAAATTTACTTTCACGAAGTAGTACTTGCTTTCCTTGTGCGATAGAGAGTTCAAACATAGGTTGTTCTCTGTTCCATTGGTCTTTATAATAGGTCGGCAAAATTTTTTGCTGACCTATTTCTTCTTCAAATTCGTCTCGGATAATAGCCAGCATAGTCTTATGTTGTAGTTCCGTTTCCTTACCTTCTTCTTTTCTGAATAGGTTGATTTGCTCTACAAGTTCAAGGCTTGTAATAGTCTTTTTGGGTGTAATTCCTTGTGATGTAAGCATTAGGGTATTCATTATCTAATAAGTTTTAATTCACTGTGATTTGTTACATTACGTTTTCGGGTGCAAAGGTACAAAAAACTTTGAAGTATTCCTACACTTTTTTGATATAATTATTTGTTTATCATCATTTTGCAACGTTACATTGCAGTAGGTTTTACTGTAAATATTACCATAAAAAAGACGGGCTTTATACCCGTCTTGATGTTTGCTTTTGTGATTACTCATTTTCGCTCATCATAGGCTGCTCTACCTCATACATTATAGGCATTCTTTTCTTGGTAGCGATATAGTGCTCTATACGTGCGCCTTTGCTTTCTTCCCACCCTTGTAGCATATAGATAGCCTTGCATTGTAGCAGGTCGGCAATATCTTTAAGCATATGCGCTTTCCAAGTGTCGTGCTCTGATAGTCCGTTTTCTAAGGGGTTCACGGGTTCAACGCCTAATCTTTTCATTACTTTTGCTACGGCTGCAAAGCGTTTGCGGGTTTCGGTGAGATCTGTGCCGCTAATCTTTCCTGAGATGTAGATTTTCATATTCTCAACTTTTTAACAATGGTTTGTACTTGTTCCTTGAGTTGTGTCCGTGTGCATGTGTTATCAATCACAAAGTGAAAATCACTATCAGGGACATCGTCAAGGTCTATTTCGGAAGGGTGGGTATCCATATTGCCCATTCTGC